CTTGAATCTGCATAATAATTGACCGTTTGGTTGCACCGGTCGGACTGATAAACTCGCCGTTGTGATAATGGCCTTTGAATTGCGCTCTTTTTTGCATTTGATTGGTTAATTGTGCTCCATTATTTTTTACGACTTTCTTTACATCATCCAACGATGCTGCGTTTTGCAGATGCCTCATTAACTGATCAATACCCTTATACTCAAGATGTGCTTTCATTCTTAGACACCTCTTGTACGATGAATGTGTTTTTTAACCTTAAGTTTCGTTCGGTAATTATCTCAAAGGACTGGATTTTACCAGTTAGCTTATTGAGAATTGTCACATAATCCCAAGGTTTAACATACGGCCGCAGCAGGCGAATAACTTTTGCTCCTTGCTTGATCTCTCCAAAAAGCTGTTTTGAGCGATCCGTTCCAAGATCAGTTACATTGGCTAACTTTGAAATCTCGGTTTTTTTTCCGTCCACATACTCTCCGAGTTTGGGGTCGTAATAGCCTTCTTTTTCGATAATGAAAGTTACCTGTGTGTCATATCTCATACGAACCTGGCAACTCCTTTTCGTGGAATACTCTTTTCTTTCTGCTTTTTGTTGTACACATCAATATCATCTTCGAAATCATCCAACAGAGCACCGTATGATATAGACTCTCCTTCTTGGTTGTATGAATCCATTCCTTCGTTTCCTTTGCGATTAAATCGTTTGATAGTACATTCAACCACGATATATTCTAAAACATTCGGTACGCTTTCAATGAAGTCTAGACGCACACACAATTGATTAGATATTCGCTTAATGAAATCAGTTAATTGATTATCTAGTTTTTCATCATCCTCAATTTCAAGCGATCGCTTTACTTCAGCTAGAATTTCAATTTCGTCCATAACTGCCTCCTTTCAAAAAAAAGAAGGCTAGTCAAAAGACTAACCTTCTGGTTCAGATAACGTTAATGTGTTGCTATCTGCGAATGAACCATCTTCCGTAATACAAGATGTCGTATATGTTCCAGCTGGTACTGACTCTGTCCAAGAAATTAATCCTGATTCTGATACAGCCAACCCTTCCGTTACTGGCTCAATCGAGAAGAACACTTTTTTATTCGTTGCTTTTTCAGGCAATACATTAGCTGCTAATTGCCTGCTTCCTGCAGTCCCCGCTACTGCTGCCGAATTTTTAGGAGAGAGCGTCACGCTCTCAACGGGGATAATTACTCCCCCACATTCATAATGCAGACAGCTTCGGATTGCTCAAAGGATGGTAACGAGATCATAGACACTTTCGTTTCTACGTTCACTGGATCTGCTTTCTTCATAGTGGTAATCGCAACACCAGTATCAACTACTTGCACATTGGCGACATTAGGACTAGACATCAAGTCAGCTTCTTCTGGCGTAGTACCAAACCAAGTTTTCCCTAAAGTCTGACCTGGCAACAATACGAAAATATCGTCAGGAATAAATTTGTGTGTGCCTGAAGCGTCCGTATATACTTTGTCGTAAACTACAATCTCCAAGTTGAATTCCTCAGAAATATAGTCTAGCAATGCTTGTTTTGAAAGTTTAGCTGCCTGTGCATTTGCGTTATTTCCTAAGATCGTCGCTTTGATTGCAGCGTTCTGACGTAAATAACGGAATGTCTTACTATTTAGAACTGCACGAGCAGGCGTGACACCTTCTTCTTTCATCGCTGTCGTAGCAGCGTCAATATCTTCTACAGGATCAGCATTCTCAACGTCGGACCATTTAACTGCCGCTTTCTTTTTATGGCCATCTGGTAAATCATAATCGATGTTATACTTTTGACCGTTTTCATCGATCGTAATCGTACCAGTAGTCAACATTTGCATCCGCATAATTTCACGTCGCACAGCTGCCCCACGAAGTAGCTCAGCCACATCATCGAAAATACGATTGAGTAAAACATCTCGATAAGCGGCGTTATTCGTTTGATTCACCATTTGTAATTGTTGGCGTAGTTCTTCGTCGATGTAATATGATTCTTTAAAGAAGATCATTTTTGCGATCAATTCTTCAAACCCTTTTCGTCCACGAGGAATAACATCTGCATCAAGAGCTGAAGGCCGCAAAGCAACTGGAGAACCTGTTTTCCCCTTTAACCAAGATAACTTCATACCTAATTGCTTATCAGTCGGGAATAACTCCTCGCCTAAATAAGGCTGCATCTCATTCACTTTTTCAGCCCAATAAGTAGCGATATTTGGCGCTTGGACCAAATCAAAAATGTTCATTGTCGCGAATGTTTGTAGATTCATTTTCATAAGTGTTTCTTTTCGTACTCGTACATTCATTTAACAGTTCCTCCCTTATTTGTTGCGTTTGACAAAATACACTTTGCCATCCAACGCAGTCTTTGCTTCATTAACGATTGTCAATTTGTCATCTAAACGGTATTCATTCACGGTTCCGAAATACAACAGTGTTCCGTTGCCTGTAGCGGAATCTGCATCAAAGACAACATCATGAAGTAATACCCCAACCGTCTTGTCTCCAGTAGTTACATCGTTCGTTACTTTCACCGCTGCTTGTTCGTCAGCGAAAGGATCAGCAGCGCCTACAGGTGTTCCGGCAGGAATAATTTTTTTCCCTTCACCGTTAGTTGCTGTTACTCCCGTTGAATCAACAACGACTGACAAGCTTTTATAATTGCTCACGTCTGCTAAGATCTGATTTTTTGATCCAAATACTCGTTTTTCCATGTTTTCATTTCCTCCTAATTTTTGAAATAGGTATTCTTTGGTGTTTCAACTTTCGTACGTTGCGCCAATGTTTTTCCATACTCGCCTACAGTTTCTGATTGACTTGTACCATCCAGCGGAACTTTGCCACCTAGTCTCTTTTCGAAATCAGCCTTGATGATTTCACGCTGTTCATCAATTAGTGCAAGAAATCCTTTTACGGCTCCTGCAGTGTCCTCTGCGGTGTCCTTAACGACAAATGACAGTATACCTTCATTCGCTTGAACGCCTTTATCAGCAAGCATTTTCGTAGCAGTTTTTGACATCTCACTCAACGTTTGTTGCTGTTCAAGTTCAGCGATCTTGGCCTCCAATTTTTCTCGCTCGTATTCTGCTTTTTGATCAGCATTCATTTGAGCTAGTTTCGTCGCTTCCGATTGTTCAGCCTTCCATTCCTCTTGGGCCTTCGCAACGGCTTTTGCAGTTTCGGCCGTAATCATCTTCGCTACATCCTCACGGGAAAAAGTTTTACCAGTACCCTGATCACCTTCACTGCCTTCGGATTGCTGGCCTTCACCTTGTGACTGCTGCCCCTGCTGAGAGTTAGTCGACGC